GAATTTATACTAGGTAAAGTATCTAAAAAGTTTCTCAATTTATCAAAACTTGAATTCTTGAAGAACCCTCCCTTCTGCTTGCTCTTAGGGTCATAGCTCTTCAACTTATCAGCTAAATGTCCTACTGATTCAAGTAATGCTTCAACAGTAGTCCTAGCTATAGTTTCAACATTCTTATTAGCTCGTTTCAAGGCATCCTTCTCAATCTTCTTTCGAAGTGATTCAGATACATTCAGTCTGATATCGTTACTGTTAAATCGTGGGACAGTGCCTAATTCAAAATCAAATCTGAATTTGGTAGCCACTTCTTCAACAGTTGGATAATCGCTAATATCAAACGCTTTACCTAACTTAATTCTATTAGCTTCGATAATGTCATCGTAGTTATCAAGAAAAGATTTTACTTCCTTCTCAAAATCTACTTTAGCTTGATTAACTCTATCCATGAGCGTATCAAGTTCGCGGTTAGGACAAAGTCTCCATCCGCTTAGAACCTTCCCATCCCAATCACTTGTATTGTCATCCCAAGGGACTGTTAAAGGGTAGTACACATTGTTTCTGAATTGATTAATAATTCTTCTGAAATACTTATTGGTATCTTTACCAAATATATACTTCGCAACATGCAATGATTCTCTTAACGCTTCTTGTTCTATTGCAAGACCATCTTTTAGATACTTGTCTGATTTAACGCCACTAGGATGTTTCGTATTTAAACGAACCAAAGTAGCATTTTGCGACAAAGTATTACTATTTTCTTTTTCTTTATTCATATTACCTCCAAGTAATAAAAGTTTGCTGTTTCGATCTTTTGATCTCATCAGTTGGGATACACATCCCAAGACAGACGCGGAAAAGGAATATTTACCAGTTAATAATAAATATTTCCTTCACCGCAAATGCTTTTGCTATATCTCTAAATCTTGATTCTCGATCTTAAACTGAGAATAAGTATCTGTATCTTTCAATTCAGACTTTAGACTAGTTAGTTTTCTAACAAAGAATATAGAGAACTCTACAGTTGCTAATTGTTTAATGTAGTTAAGAGCATTATCAAAATAATCATAAACATTATTTTCATTAGCTTGGCTAATCACATTAACTAAGGCAATTGTAGTTGCATAGCATAATCCTGCGGAATCAACGATATCAACATCTTTACCCTTACAGATATCACCTAAGTTAGGCACATCATTCTTTAAGGCTAAGAAGCTCATCAATTCAATAGAACAAGATTGTCCAACATCACCTTCAAACAATTTTTGCATCAACTGTTTAGGTGGCTCAGTCTTCAACGTATCACTCAATCTAACCCATGATCTTGGACTAGGCTGTGGATTAGTATCTTTAGGGTCAAATTCCCACAATAATTGTGGCATGTATTGGATAAAGGCTTGCACCATTAGATCAACATCATTTTTATCTGCCCACGCTAACCAATCGTCTACATCGTGAGTAAATTGCACAGCGGTAGTTCTATCTTGGCAATGTCTAAGGATTTTATTAGCACCACTTCTATCAGTGCTTCTATTACCCGCTAAGACAATCTTCCAACCTTTTGGAAAGACATAGTCGCCAATTCTTCGCTCTTCATCTTTCCCTTTAGGGTCTAACAGTTGTCCCATGGTAGCTTGTACACTTCCATGAGCCTGAGCAAATTCATCTAAGAAAAATATACCTTCACCATCCCTTGGGAGATTCCCTAGAAATGCTTTCTTTTGCATACCATCTTCGATATATGGCAGACCTCCAAGATCAATTGACTCAACTAATCCCAATCTAAAAGAAATGAATCCAAATTCATCTTTCTTAGGATTAACGCTATCAGTTAATTCTCTTCCATCCGCCAGTTCTTCCGCGATCTCTTTAACAATCGCGGACTTTCCAACACCAGTTCCACCTATCAAGAATGGAATGTTACTTCCCTTCAATATATGTAGACATGATGTCTTCGCTTCGCTTGGTTTAAACATAATTAATACCTCCAAGTATTTTATAAGTTTTAGTTATTTGCTATCTGATTGATAGCACCAATAACACCCCAATCATTGGGATGTTTTCATAGCATCTCAGCTAATCATCAGTTGGTTAATAGTAAGTTCTAAATCCACATTCATACTCAGCTCTTTTTAAATGATCTTTATGAGTAATGAAAGTCATTGCATCATCTACTATTGCAGTATCTTGTTCGCACATCCACTTAGAAATATCACCTCCAAGTGATACATCTCCATTCTCATCTTTATCAGCCTTAGAAATCAAAACAGCCAGTTCTAAAAAATCACTGATATCTTGTTTTGCACCTTCAAGCAGTGATTCATCTAGGATTAGAGTATTAGTTGCTTCACATTCTATTAATTTCAATATCGCTATTAGTTCTTTCATAATTAATCCTCCATAGATTAAGTTTCTTGTACCCAATAATTGGATACTCATTCAGCCTGTTAATTCAGGGACTGTTGGAGGACAGTCTTGAGCGGTCAAATTATCGTTAACGCCTCGTAGCCTCTCATTCAGCTAGTCATCAGGTACGTCTTTTGTTTTGTCCCCATGTTCTGATGGTAATGAGTTTATAGGCTTCTAATCCTCGAGGGTAATTCTGAAGACCCTCAACCAAGTTCACATCTTAATAATGTAATGCTCTGCTTGGTAGTCGTTAAATATGTCAAATAGGCAATTTCCTGTTTTAGTTGTTGTTGTCCCATTATACATACTCTACACATGATCTCAACACCATATTAAATATTAACCAGTTCATGGTATCTGCTAGCACTTTGTGAGCATTACCAAATCAATCCAAAAGGTTTAATATTTATCCATGGATAAAGACAAACCAAACCTCAAAGTAGTTAGGAAAAAAGAACCTGAGCTAACTATCAAGCAACGCCAATTTGTAGACGAGATCATCAAGGGAAAACTAGGTAGCTATAAAGAAGCATACGCCAAGGTCTACGATGTAACTTTAACGAAGCATGGGAAGATACCTAAATGGGTAGAAGTCGAAGCTAGCAAGCTCGTAGCGAACCCTAAGATAGCCCAAAGTATTCATAGGGCATTAGAGCGTAAAGAGGTCAATGTAGTAGCTTCCTCGCTCAGGACAAGGAACTATGTCATAGATCAACTATATAAAGAGTCTAAAGAGTCAGATAGCGATGCATCTAGGATTAGAGCATTAGAGTTGCTAGGAAAGTCTGTAGCTCTCTTCAGTGATGTTATAGAAACAAAAGAAGCTAGATCATCAGATGAAGTAGAAGCTGATATAGAGGACAGAATTGCAGAATTATTAAGAGCTAAGGAAGAGTAGACCCATCTTCTTTATATCAGATTATCATATAGAGCGACCCCCAACCCCCCTATAGGATATTGGGTATCTGACTATCATATATACATAGTGATCTGCTCATAATATGACCTAATTTTCCAAGGGGTACCCCTATATTGCATTTTGATAGCGTTATTTATACATATGATATATAATTTTTTCTAGGAAAGACCCCTAGGGTCCCTAGACCCCCCCCATTATTTTATAAAAATGGTTGTTTTTCCTGTGAAGATGTGCAATTATGTTAAAATCTAGCGTGATTTGCATCCAGTATGTACCTACTAGTACAGTATGTACCTACTATTTTAACTATCTGGTATTTACTTACTTAGTTTTTAGTTTAAGAAGTATCTACCTACCAGTAAGTATAGGAGATGTATGAGTAATTCAATATTAAGCCAAGTACAAAACCTTTCTTTGGATGAGAAGAAAGAACTTTTGGGTTTATTAGATGAATTAGAGGATGCCAAATCCAGAGAGAAGTGTGCTGATGAGTACATGGCTTTCGTTAAAGAGGTTTGGAGTGCGTTTATAGAAGGACCCCACCACAAGATTATGTCTGATGCGTTTGAAAGGGTAGCAAGAGGTGAGTTAAAACGCTTAATCATCAATATGCCGCCTAGACATACTAAGTCAGAGTTCGCTTCTTACTTATTACCAGCCTGGTTTTTAGGTAGTCAGCCAGAAAAAAAGATAATTCAAACAGCACATACCGCAGAGTTAGCTGTTGGCTTTGGTAGAAAGGTAAGAAACCTAGTTAATAGTAAAGATTACAAGAAAATATTCCCCAATGTTAGTTTGCAGTCGGATTCTAAGGCTGCTGGTCGTTGGAATACGAATAAAGGCGGAGAATATTTCGCTATCGGTGTAGGTGGTGCAGTTACTGGTAAAGGTGCTGACCTCTTAATCATTGATGACCCTCATTCTGAGCAAGAAGGTGCAAGTTCAGACATAAATGTTTTTAATCGTACCTATGAATGGTACACATCTGGTCCTAGACAGCGTTTACAGCCTAATGGTGCTATCGTTGTGGTAATGACTAGATGGCATAACAAAGACCTAACAGGTCAAGTTGTAGATGCTAGTATAAAACGTGGCGGAGCTGATCAATGGGAAGTTATAGAGCTTCCTGCTATCTTACCTTCTGGCAAACCTTTGTGGGATGCTTTTTGGAAGTTAGAAGAGTTAGAAGCTTTAAAGGCTGAATTGCCTAGTTCTAAGTGGATGGCTCAGTATCAACAAGACCCTACATCTGAAGAGGGTGCTTTAGTTAAAAGAGAATGGTGGCAAGAGTGGGACAAGACAAATCCACCTGATTGTGAATTTATTATTCAATCATGGGACACAGCTTTTCTTAAAAACCAAAGAGCTGACTATTCTGCATGTACTACATGGGGTGTTTTCTACAAAGAAAACGATGAAGGTTTAATAGCACCCAACTTAATACTTTTAGATGCTTATAAAGAGCGTCTAGAGTTCCCAGATTTAAAAAGAATAGCAATGGAAAGATACAACGACTATAAGCCTGATGCGTTCATTGTAGAGGCTAAGGCTGCTGGGTTGCCATTAATCTTTGAATTAAGAGCAATAGGTATACCAGTACAAGAATACACACCTAGTCGTGGTAATGATAAAATATCTAGGGTTAATGCTGTTTCTGATCTGTTTGCTTCAGGAGTTGTTTGGGCACCTTCAACCAGATGGGCAGAAGAAGTTATAGAAGAGTTTGCTGGTTTCCCTAATATGGAACATGACGATTTAGTT